ATTTACCTTACTGAAAAAACAATGGAACGCCAACAGATAAGCACGGTTCTCGGTTATGTATTAAAGACCGGAAACCTTGCCTACAGTGACGAAGACAAATTTCCAACGGGTCCTTGGTGTAAATCCGGGGACTGGGTTTTATTCGGGAGATACGCAGGTTCCCGATTTGAAATTGAAGGAGGAGAAGTTAAGATATTGAATGATGACGAAATTATTGCGAAAATATCTGATCCAGAAGCAATTCTGCATAACTATTAAAAACATGAGGAGTGACCCATGCCTAGACAAGAACTAACAAAAACCAATGAAGAGAAAATGGTTGATTTAGACGTCACCGGCCCAGCCGTTGATGTCGAACTTCCAGCAGAAGGCGCTGTAATCACCGAAGTAGCGGCCGAAACACCACAAGAAACTACCGAAAAAATCAGGGTAGAAGAAGTAGAAGAGCCCAAGAAGGAACTTGAAGATTACAGCAAAAATGTACAGCAGCGCATTAACAAGCTGACAGCCAGATTGCGGGAAGCCGAGCGCCGGGAACAAGCGGCAACGGACTATGCACAAAATGTGCAGAAAGAAAATTCAACGCTTAAAAACAGAAACACAGCTTTGGACGGCAATTACATTATTGAATTTGCCAATCGAATCACTACGGAAACCCAAGCAGCCAAGGCGGCTTTAAAACAAGCCACGGAAAACGATGATGTGGACCAGCAGGTTGAATCACAACAAAAACTGGCGCGTCTTGCGGTTGAAGCACAGAACCTGAAAAAACTTAATGACCAAAGAAAAGTTCGACAAAGTTTGGCTAATAAAACAGTAAAAACAACCGCATTCAAACAACCCAATGAAGCCCCTGCACCGCCAGACCCTAAAGCGGAAGCGTGGGCAAGAAAAAATTCATGGTTTGGTGAGGATACAGCCATGACCATGACCAGTTTTGTGGTCCATCGTCAGTTGACCGAAGAAGAAGGATTTGATCCTTCCTCCGATCAATACTACAATGAAGTTGATAAAAGAATGAGAGAAGAGTTTCCACATAAGTTTAATGGAGCCTCTTCCGGAACGGAAACTCGTCCCGTCCAGACAGTTGCATCTGCTACACGCAGTCCGAAAAAAGGGCGCAGCAAGACTGTGAGACTCACACCATCACAGGTCGCTATAGCTAAAAAACTTGGTGTGCCACTAGAAGAGTACGCTAAATACGTGAAGGAGTAACAAAATGGCTGAGTCCAATGAAAACGTAAAAGAAACAACTCGAACTTCACGCGAGACTGAGAGCCGTGAGAAAAAAGCACGGCGCAAACCTTGGTCTCCCCCATCCGCACTGGATGCACCCGAGCCACCTGAAGGCTATCATCATCGATGGATTAGATACGAAGTCCGTGGACAAGCTGACACCAAAAACATGTCAGCGAAACTCCGCGAAGGATATGAACCTGTGAGAGCAGACGAATATCCGGATTTTGAATCTCCCGTAGTTGAAGAAGGCAAACACGCAGGGGCTATTGGGGTAGGAGGGCTGATATTAGCCCGTATACCTAAAGAAACAGTTGGCGAGCGCGAGGTTTATTTTAAAACTCGGACCGAAGGTCAAATGGACGCAGTTGACAATGATTTGTTTAGGGACGGCACTCATCCTTCCATGTCGGTACATAAACCGAACCGACAAACACGTGTAACAATGGGCGGTACTAGAAAAGCTGACGAAAAGTAAGTTTTTTAGGTACCAAATAGTAATCGTTCATCTTTATTTCGGAGGAAATAAATGGCCAATGTAGATAAAGCCTTTGGGCTTCGTCCATATAAAGGTGCCGGATGGCCGGTTCAGCAAGCAAATAAGTATTTAATTAATCCCTCGGGATATAGCACAAGCATCTATCAAGGTGATATTGTTATATTCAATGCTGGTTATATTGAAACTGCGGCAGTTAGTTCTGCTAATATTGTTGGTGTGTTTTCACACTGTTACTATGTTGCTTCTGACGGAACTCCCACCTTTAAGAACTATTACCCAGCCAGCACGACAGCACTCGGAAGTGGCGACATAGAAGTATATATTTATGACGACCCTAACCAACTGTTTCTAGTACAAGCAGACGGTGCTTCAGCTATAACCTGTATGGGCAGAAATGCTGATACAGACGGCATTGGTGGTAGTACGACAACGGGCGTTGCAACCAGAGAACTTGACTCTAGCTCAATCGCCACAACTTTAGCGCTTCAGTTAAAGATTGTTGGTGTGGTCCAAGACGATTCTAACGGAGACCTCACGGCAGATAATGCAAACTTAGTCGTTTTGATTAATGAGCATTATATGCGTGGTGGTGTAGCAGGAACTTAGGAGTAAATAATGGCTATAAGTAGAGCGCAACTTGTAAAAGAGTTGCTTCCAGGCTTAAATGCTCTTTTCGGACTTGAGTACGGACGCTATGATCAGGAACACGAACAAATATTCGATACTGAATCTAGTGACCGGGCTTTTGAAGAAGAGGTCATGCTCACCGGTTTTGACACAGCCCCCGTTAAATCAGAAGGAGCGGGAGTAGCCTTTGATCAAGCGCAAGAAGCGTTTACATCAAGGTATACCCACGAAACGATTGCTTTGGCTTTCAGCATTACGGAAGAAGCTGTCGAGGATAATCTTTATGACAAATTGTCAGCAAGATACACTCGAGCGCTTGCCAGAAGTATGTCGAACACCAAGCAAGTCAAAGGTGCAGCGGTATTGAATAATGCTTTTAATAGTAGTTATCCGGGCGGCGACACGAAAGAACTTTGCGCAACAGACCATCCAACTGTGGGTGGAGCTAATTTGCGTAATGAGCTTTCAACAGCAGCCGATCTGAATGAAACTTCTTTAGAACAAGCATTGATTGATATTGCGGCATTCACAGACGAACGCGGCTTAAAAGTTGCTTTGCAGGGATTAAAATTAATTATTCCTAAAGAGCTTCAGTTTACCGCTGATCGTTTATTGGAAACTCCCGGGCGGGTAGGTACGGCGGATAATGACATTAACGCTATTAGAAATATGGGCATGGTCCCAGAAGGCTATACTGTTAATCATTATCTTACTGATACAGATGCGTGGTTCATCAAGACAGATTGTCCTAACGGTTTTAAAATGTTTAACCGTGCAGCAATCAAAACCTCGATGGAAGCGGATTTTGATACCGGTAACGTACGTTACAAGGCTCGTGAAAGATATTCGTTCGGGTGGTCTGACCCTCGAACTGTCTTTGGCAGCCCCGGAGCATAAGCTAAATGGAACCTGTGATGGGGGGGTTTCTTACTCAACCCCCATCAACCTAAATTTTTCTTTATATTTACCCCGTTTAGAAGTAACATTGAATACAGGCTTATTCACTAGGATAACTTTACCTATCGACTGACCTAGCAGACAAGCCAAGACGATAGGCTTTTTTTCGGGAGAAAAATAATGGCAAATACAACCTTTAATGGCCCAGTCAGATCGGAAAACGGTTTTGAACAAATCAGCGTTACGTCTGGCACAGGGGCTGTAACAACAAATTTGGATATTGATTCCAGCGGTAATATTACCACTACGGGCTATGTTTCTGCTTATTCTAATGTCAGCAGCATTACGTCTGCTACCAAATCAGTAGAATCAACCGATTCAGGAACTGTTTATACTCTGAACAGGGCAGCAGGCATAGTGGTAACACTGCCTACAGCCGCAGCAGGGATAAACTACACCTTTATCGTTGGCACTACCTTTACAGGTGCAGGACAGATCAATACAGACAATACCAGTGATTTATTCTCTGGTTTTGCTACGATCTTTGATCCAGCAACTGCAACAGATACCAACACTTTCATTCCTGATGCCAGTGATGACGACACCATTGACTTAGGGTCGGCAGCACAAGGCTGGTTGGTAGGCGGAGTAATTCGTCTGGTAGCAACAACAGCAGCAGTATGGCATTGCGAAGCATTTTTGCATGGCGATGGTACTTTAGCCACTCCATTTGAATAAGGGGTAGGTTATGGCTGATTCAGTTACAGGCCCTACTACTCAATACGACTACGATAAAAAACTTATTGTTTATTGTTCCGTTTATTCAGACGGAAGCGGAAGCAGTACTACTTTGGTGGACGTTTCAGCTTTGAATCAGTCTGCTAATAAAGAAACATGCACGCATGTAGCTTTAAATAAAATATGGTACACAGTTGGAGGAGGAACAGATGCACCTGCGTCCCTAGACTGGGATGCAACTACCAATGTTACTTTTTTAACTTTGTCTTATGACAACATGTTTGATTTCAGTTCTATTGGTGGTTTGGTAAATACGGAAGCATCCGGTTATTCCGGCGATGTTTTGTTTGTTGTTCCGTCAACTGCTGATGTAGGAAACGAATACACTGTTTGGTGTGAGTTTTTGAAATATTACGAAGCACCTAATAATTAGGAGTAAATAATGCCCGGAATGACAGAAAGAAAACGATACATGAGGGAAGAAACTACTGCACGCGGGGACTATGCGGTTGTTCCACATAAATATAAAAAGGGTGGAACAGTTAAAACGGGTGGAACAGTTACGAACTACAAGAAAAAGTATCGTAGGCCTTAATAATGGCTACTTCTGGAACAACTACGTTCGATCTGAACGTCGCTGAGTTAATCGAAGAAGCATTCGAGCGTTGTGGATTGGAATTAAGGACAGGCTACGATCTGGAAACAGCCAGACGTTCCCTTAATTTAATGTTTGCCGAGTGGGCAAACCGTGGTCTTAATCTTTGGGTCATTGTTGAACGAACAGAAGACCTGACTGAAAGCACCACTTCCTATGATCTGGATACGGATTTAATCAATGTTTTGTCCGCTGTCGTCCGACGTACGTCCGGAAGCACCTATACGGATTACCAGTTAAACCGGATGAGTCGAAGCGATTACCTTTACCTTCCGAACAAAGCAGTAGAGGCACGCCCAACCCAGTTTTATCTGGAAAGGACAGTAACCCCTAAATTATATCTTTATCCGACTCCGGACGATTCAACCGATGTTTTTCGTTATTACGCACTGACCCGGATTGAGGATGCAGGGGACTATACCAATACTTTGGATATTACTTTTCAGTTTTTACCGGCAATGGCAGCAGGACTGGCTTATTATATTTCCCTTAAACGGGCACCGGATCGAATGGGAATGCTCAAGGAAATATATGAAGAGGAATGGGGCAGGGCAGCATCGGAAAATATTGATACCGTGAGCTCTCGTTTTATTCCAGCCAGAACGGTAATTAATTAATATGGCCTTTGCGGCAGGCAAAAAAACATGGGGAATCTGTGATATTTCCGGTTTTCGTTACCGTTTAAAAGACATGAAAAAGACGTGGGACGGTTTCTTGGTGGGACCGGATCAATGGAGTCCAAAACAACCCCAGTTGGAAGCACCCAGAGTTGGACCGGATCCCCAAGCTATAAGAGACCCAAGACCCGATCGCACTGAACCTGTTGCAGAAGCTCTTTTGACCAATAATCCTTTTTTATCTACTTCCGCGAGTGCGGTAATTAAAGTTTTTGAATGCGACCATGGACGGAGTACCGGGGACAAAGTACGTTTTAGGGGAGCAGAAGCCTTTGATGGTTTTACCATTGCGACATTGATTGATCCCGACGCTTATACAATTACCAAGGTAGACGCAGATACTTATACTTTTACTGCTGTTGCTGGCACAGGTACAAGTGGTGCAAGAGGCGCTGGTCCTTTTGTTTCAGTGGGACCAGCACAAACGCTTTTGCCCTTGAACCCTTTCAGGACTGAAGCCTCCGGAGCCAATGCCGTAATTAAAGTAACAGAGTTCAAACACAACAGGACCACAGGAGATACCGTACGCCTTAGAAAAACGGAAGCCTTTGATGGAATAACAACAACCGTGCTTGAAAGTGCAAGTGGGTATACAATAACAGTGGTGGATGCAAACGAATATAAATTTACTTCCACCGGAACCGCAACCACGGGAGATATAACCGGTGGTGGCAGTATAGCAACAGCAGGACCGGTTTAATGAGTTTTACTTTTACAACATTAAAAACAGCAATCCAGGAATACATGGACAATGATGAAAGCACGTTTACTTCAAATTTGACCAACTTCATTGTGCAATCAGAAAATCGTGTTTTTAATACGATTGAGCTTAATGTGTTTAGAAAAAATGTTACCGGAACCGCTACTTCTGGAAACGCATATTTAGGGGCTCCTACGGATTTTATTTCCCCCATGAGTCTGGCGGTATTGGACAGCAGCAGTAATTATACTTATCTGTTGTTAAAACATGTCAGTTTTATGCGAAATTATATTACCGCAGCGGCAACTACAGGTGTGCCGAAATATTATGCTCAATTTGACGATGATACTTTTATCATGGCGCCTACACCGAACGCCAATTTAACTTTTGAACTGCACTATCTTTATCAACCTGAATCAATAACCGCAGCTTCTGCTGGGACAAGCTGGTTGGGCACAAATGCGCCTGATTTATTGTTATACGGTTCCTTGGTCGAGGCCAGTACTTTTATGAAACAGGAATTAAATGAAACCACCATGTTTGAAACACGGTTTCAGGACAATCTTGTACGCCTGAAAACTTTGATGGAAGGGCGTGCAACCCACGATGAAAACAGATACGATCGAACGCGAGTTCCGATAACGCCAACGGCTCCACAGTAAAGGTGTTCAAGCCAAAGCTAAAAGGCAAGTATGTTGCTATAGTTGCCATGGGCAAAAGTCAACTCGACTATCACATGTCCATTAGCCATAGCAAAGAATACGATGAAGTTTGGGCTATCAATTCCATGTGTGCGGTTATCAAACCAGATCGCGTATTTATATTGGACCCTGTGTCCAGATTCTTTGAAACCAATGACGCTGGACCACAGACCAAGGTTTTGTGTAAAACATTGCCGAAATTAAAGTGTCCTATTTATTCTTGTGAATTGGACAAAAGGGTTCCAAGCCTTAAATTGTACCCACTTGAAAAAGTTATACAAAAAACCAATTGTGGGTATTTTAATAACACAATTGCCTATGCCATTGCTTTTGCTTTATACAAGGAAGTAGCTGGAATCAGTCTTTATGGTGCAGATTTCAGTTACAAGACCAATATTCATTTTGGTGAATTGGGAAGAGGCTGTTGTGAGTTCTGGTTAGCTAAATGCATGGCGCAAGGAATTGATGTTTCAATAGCAGCAACTTCACCCATGCTGGACACAAATATCCCTGAGAAAGAAAAACTGTATGGGTACCATAGGCTTGAGAATCCACCTGTGGTATATTTAAAAGACGGTGAACTGGAAATAACTAATTTTTCTGAAGTTCAGTTTGAGGAAGAAAAACCTTTCGGGGTTTCTGGACGAAAAGACATTCCAGCTATTTTAGGTCCACCGGAACCGGAGAAATACTGATGGAAACAGATCCTTTTGAACTATCCATAGGTGATCTGGGAGTAAAGACAACACATGGTAGAGGCCATACAATCGCAGAGATTACGGATATGGCCACTGATAAATTGATTTCGGTGAGCGACACAGCACCAGAACCAATTAGAGCGCAAGCCCATGCCTTTAAAGATAGATGTCGCTTTGTAATTGCATATTATATGAAAGAGGCGATTAATAACCATATTTGTACAGTATGTAATCAATTGGAAGCGCAAGGTCATAAAGACTTAGCGAATATTATTAGGAGGCTATAATGGCTATAACACAAGCAATGTGTACTTCTTTCAAAAGTGAGCTTATGCAAGCGGTACATAACTTTAAAGCATCTGGAGGAAACTCTTTCAAGCTCGCTTTATATACTAGCTCTGCGACTATGAGTGCTACTACTACCGCTTATAGTACAAACCAAGAAGCATCAGGAACGAACTATACGGCGGGGGGATCAGCTTTAACAAACATTGCCCCGACAACATCAGGAACCACAGCGTTTACCGATTTTTCTGATTTGACTTTTGGAACAGCTACCATCACTGCAAGAGGTTGTATGATCTATAATGATACAGCTACTGGTGATCCAGCAGTTGCAGTGTTTGATTTCGGTGGTGACAAGACATCCACAGCAGGTAGTTTTACCATAACCTTTCCAACCGCAGACGCAAGTAACGCTGTTATTAGAATAGCGTAAGTTAGCCCATGGCTAATATTACTGGCTGGGG